CATCGGAGGGATTGGTGAATGCCGTTTTGGTTTTGACTCTTGGTTGCTTTGGTTTCACCTCTTTGGATAAATTTGCAAAAAAGTAATTATGACTATCAAAGCAAACCACACCTATCCCAAAAAATGGGACAATGAATTGCCCGACAATATGCTTGGGAGTTCAGAGGGGATGTCCTTCACTTTGGATGCTAACGGAGAATGGGAAGAGAGCAAGAACTACACGACCATCGGAGCGAAGGTGAGTGTCACGGGAGAGATTACAAGCCCTTGCACTAACCTTGCGGGTCAACCCTCATCTTTCAATATCAAGGTCGCTTCAAGCAGCGGAGGGTATAGCAAAGAACACGATGGGATTCCTTGCAACTCCGAAGTGAGTTACGATGTGCCTACGGATTTTGGTTCCACTAAATTGACCTTGAAGATTTATTCTGCTTATGGAGCTGCGGATGCGGGTTTAGAAGGTCACTTGACAATCACTTACTAAATGGCAAAGGGGCAATCCGTTTCCTCGTATGTAAGCAAGAGCAAGAAGCGAGGCAAACACTCCAAACAAGAGAGTGCCAACAAGGCAAGTAAGAACTACAAGAAGCAATACAAGGGACAAGGGCGATGAGGCCGTTGGACAAGATTATTTTGCATTGTAGTGCCACCCGTGAGGGTCAGCACATAAGCGTTGACACTATGCGCCAATGGCATCTCAAAAGAGGCTGGAAGGATATTGGCTATCACTATGTCATTTACATTGATGGTTCGGTGCATAAGGGCAGACCTATTGAGCAAGTAGGAGCGCACACAAGTGGGCAGAATACTGGCAGCATAGGCATCTGCTATGTGGGTGGGGTAGAGAAGGATGGTAAGACCCCAAAGGATACGCTCAACGAGCTGCAAGAGACGGCAATGGTTAACCTCATCAAGGCATTGCGTGAGGAGTATGGGGATATGACTTTGCACGGACATAATGAGTTTGCTGCTAAAGCTTGTCCTTCGTTTAAGGTGTATGAGAAATTTGATTGGCTACTATGAGTGATTTTGAAAACTGGATAAATGAATTGGAAGATGTACCTACGAACCCGACTTGCTCTATTGATAATCCCGATTGCGATTCTTGCGGTAGTTAGTGGATGCGGTGGTGCGAAAACGCTCCAAGAGAGTGTAGTTGTTCGGGACACAGTTGTAGTCACAAAGGAGCGAAAGTTGGTAGACACTCTGATGCTCTACAAAGACACAACCATCTATCAAGACCGAGTAAAGCTAAAGATTGAATGGAGGGATAATTTTGTCAAGGTAGAGGCTGACTGCCCCTCTGACACGATTACAGTCACCCAAGTGAAGATTGTTAATCAGCCCATCAAAGAAAAGAAGTTTGGTTGGGAAGGGTTGCTTGGATGGACTATTGCTATCCTATGCCTCTTGGTTATCATCCGAACTGTACTCCAAAAACTCTTTTAAGGTGCTTTATGTGCGTTTTAAGCCACTCAACATAGCCGAGTGGTATGTGCGTATAGGTCAATGGGAGAAAGGCTCTTAAATCAAAGATTCCGCGAAAAGCCTTATGGGGAATTTTTTTAAAAATTATTTGGTCAGTTAGTAGTAATTGCTTATTTTTTACAACTTAACTAACTATAATTAGTTAATTAGTTATAGTTATAGTAGTAGTTAGTTATAGTTATAGTTATTAGTTTAGTTAAGTAATTAGTAACTAATGGGAAGGAAAGAACTTTTAAGAGCTAAATGGACAAGGATAGAGAATGGTGAAGAACCCGATGACTACCAAAACCCTTTCTTGTCTCATTTTGGTTTTATGGATTACCCACTTGACGAATACCAAGAACGAACAAGACAAAAACTAAAACGATATCACGGCTATGAATGACCATCAAGGTTGGCACTTCATCTATTGGGATGATTTAGGAGACTCTCAAAAAGAGGTAGATAACCAAAAAAAAGATACCTTTGCTGACGATGAGCAAGAAGACTCCTAAATACTACATCGGTAAGTACAAGTCCATTGAGGCTTTTGATGTTGTGTTGGACTTCCAAGAAGACAACTACAACTTGGGTACTGCAATCACCTACCTTTTACGGGCTGGTAAGAAACCAAACAACCCAATCACCCAAGACATCAATAAAGCCATCGCTCATCTTGAGCGTGAGTTAGAACATCAAGCCCATAAATCTGCTAACCACCTTGAATACTTTGAGTTCCACAATTCCTCCGCAAAACCCAAATCCGATGGAATGGCATTACTATACCAACAAAGCGACAAAAAGAAAGATTGACAATCTTCTCCGAGAGGCTGCAATGTTATTCGCTAACTGCGAACCAAACTATGACTCAAGACAACAAGCCCTCCGACAAGAACAAGAAATCCTCAAGCGTATTTACGAACTTGACCCCCACTTCGCTGACCGATGTGGCTATAAGCCTTGAGGTAGGCAAAGTACCCTCTCTGAATACCTTCTACGCATCCAAGCATTGGATAGTACGCAAGAAGGCAAAGGATAAATTCAAGGCAGAGTTCCTTGAGCAACTTGACCAATACGACAAAATAGAATTTAAGAGCGTAGCCGTAACCCTTGAGACTAATCTTGGCTACGACATTGACAACTGCATTATGGCAGTTAAGTTTGGGATGGATGCCCTCAAAGAATGGGGAGGCGTGAAGGACGATACGAAGGTCTACTTCCCAAAGCTCACCATCATCTACAATCCCGAACTGGAGAAAAACACCGCAAAGATTTTTTTTAGAGGGAGTTTGGTAGAGTAAGATTTTCAACATATGTTTGTTGAGTAATCAAATCAACACACTATGAATTACAATCTATCACCACAGTCTTACGAGTCCATCATTGAGATGCAAGATGCTCGTATTGAAGCAATGCAAAAGCGCATTGATGCCCTTGAGGCAGTAAACAACCCCGTCCTTCGTGCCGAGTTAGCAACGCAAGATTTCATCTTTAACAAGTTGTTTAAATGAGCAAGAAGGAATACATCCAATGGCTTGAGGAGCGTATCGTTCGCCTTGAGGTAGAACTCTACGAAGCCAACAAGAAAGCAAACATCTCCACTTATCTCTATGTAACTAAATCCCCAATTCATAATGCCTAAAATCGTAAGCCTCCAAGACACGGGTCGTATGTGGAAGGAATTTCACATCCTTGACATCGCCTTTGACAACAATGACAATGGAAATGTCCTCGCTAAATCCACCTCCCCATCCTACAAGGTGGGTGATGATGTTCAATACACCAAGAACGAGCGTGGTGGAATCAAGATTCAACGCGACCAAAGCAACTTCCCAACCTCTAACTCTAACTACACCCCCAAAGTGAGCAATTCAAACCAATCAGAACAAATCGCGCGTAGCGTAGTCTTCAAAGGTGCTATTGACTTGGTATCAAGTGGTAAGATTCAAATCACGGACATCCCCTCTTTTGTAGACAAGTACCTCCCCGTAGTCACGGGCGCAGCAGCGCAAGGTGCATCCTACGAGGCGCACTTCCAAGAATCATCAATGCCATTCTAATTAAGCCCCACTTCGGTGGGGTTTTTTTCTTTCCTTTGTTTTTATGACTCACCCCTCACTCATTAGAAACGGAGATGTCTTTGACTACCTCCAAAAAGCCCGTAAAGGTCTTATCCCCGAAGCTTCCAAGTTTGGACATTCGGAGATTGATGACTATTTGCGGTTCAAGAGGGGCAACTTTATCGTGGTAACGGGTCACGCCAATGTCGGTAAGACCCACACGATGCTTTACTTGATGCTCCTCCACACACTAAACAACGGAACGAAGTGGTTGGTATACTCATCGGAGAACGATGTCAAGAGCATCCAGCGCAAATTGATAGAGTTCCTCTGCGGGAAGCAAATCCAATATGTTGATGATGTGACCTTCGCACGGAAATACGACTATGTACAAGCGCATTTTGCCTTCATTGACCCCGAACAACTGTATGATGTATTCAGTCTATTGGAAACAATGGAGGAAATCTATGATGAGTTTCCTTTTGAGGGTGTTTTGATAGACCCATACAACTCCCTAACGATAAACCAAAAGAAATTAGGTAAGGTTTCAACTCACGAGTACCACTACGAAGCGACAAGCCATATGCGAGTGTTCTGCAAGAAGTTCAATGTTACATTGATTTTAAATACTCATCCCGTTACGGAAGCTCTTCGCAAAGTTCACTACAAAGGACATCCATACGAAGGACACCCAATGCCCCCAATGGCGAGTGATGTTGAAGGAGGGGGTAAGTTCGTCAATAGATGTGATGAATTTGTCGTGATTGCGAGATACACAATGCACGAAAAAGACTGGATTTACACCGACATCCACATCCGCAAGGTGAAGGAACTGGAAACGGGAGGTAGACCTACGCCCCTTGACCAACCGATTAGGATTCAATCCATCAAATACAATGTCGGATATATTATCGGCTACAAGAATTTAATTACCTTGCCCGAAACTAAAAAACAAGAGGATGTTCCCTTCTGACCCCACCTTCAACGAACTCCATATAAGAGAAAAGCAGATGCTTCTTGGGGCTATCCTCATTTGGTTAAATGATTGCGCTCACTATTCAGAGACCACCCAAGAGCAAAACGACATCATCAACAAGATTATTGACCTTGTAGAGGTGGATAGGATTTTAAACTACTTCATAGACTATGAGCGTAGCGTGAATCGTTTCTTGGGAGAAGCCCGATTAGAAAACTCAAAGCTCAAACTTGAGAATAACGAGATGAAGCAAACCATTGACAAACTTCAAAAAGCACTTGACAACGCAGCCGAGAACCTATAAGAACTTCCAGCCCTCTGACCACATCCGTTCAAAAAGCGGGGAGGTCTTTGAAATAACGGAACGCCTCACCTACTATTGTAAGGGATGCACTTGCAAGACTCTATGCAACGACTTCCAAGAGAAAACGATGCTCACCATTAAAAGCCAACGAGGTATATGGGAGATGAGCCTTAAGGAAATTAATACTAAATTTGTCAATAACGAAATTGATGAAGTAACCTATATCAGAGGACAATGGAAATAACGGAACTTTATGCAGCAAAAGAAATCTTCTTTGACCGATTAGGAATCGTAGAAGACCAAAGCCGAAAGCGACCCATCGTCTATGCGCGTACCGCCTTTGCTAATGCTTTCCATAATCTTGCTGGGCCAAGTAAGATGGGTTCTATTCTTGGGCGCAATCACGCATCGGTCATCCACTACCTAAAGT